AGAAAAGCAATATATGGTTACTGCCGCAGAGATTTTATATGAATTAAAAGGTAAGGATCTAAATGGAGTCGAATATCCTGGTAAATTCGGAAATGGACTACAATCTGCATCAGGGAAAACAAAGATTACAGCAGCAGATTTTAAATCACTATTAAATTAAGGTGTTGTTATGAAATATAGAATATTACTTACTTCTGTTAAACGTAATAATGGTGATAATATTTATAAATATTATAGAGAGCCTGATAGCGAAGGTTCTATGGTAATTTATGAAACAGAAGTCGCAAATGAACTTGATAGAAAAGTCGAAGAACTGCTAGAGACATATAATAAAAGTGAAATTAATATAGTAACTCCAATTGATTATATTGTTGATGCAGTTATTGATGTTAATGAAACTTATGTTAATAAAATTGAAGTTTCAACAGTCGGTGGTTCTATAACTTACACAATGTCTGGAACTAATCTTTATTCTAACGAAGAATATACATGGATTATGTATTATGACGATGAAGAAATTGAAGTTGTTAATACTGGATTAGTAAGAACTTTGGCTTCTAGTGAAATTGTTAAGTATAATTCAGCTACTACAGTTAAGGCAAAGATTAAGAAAGATAATTATGTAAGTGAAGAATTCACATTGAAATGATAAGAAATATTTGGTGAACCTCCACCAATAAGTGAGGAACGATAAAGTTATACGGAGCGTCCTGCTCCGTACATGGTCGCTTAGTTCAGTCAGTAGAACGCTCTTAATGAGAGACATGGGTGTAATTCCCATAGTGGTCTTTTAGTGTGAGTCACGCTTCGAATATGACTCATTTGTATGAAGGATAAAAAGGAAAGAAGGTGTTATAATGGCTCGACTTATTCAGCCAAAAACGCCAGAACAGATTCAAAAAGTTGGCGTTAAGACAGTTCGAGATAATTATAATGCTCTCGCAACTGATTATAATAAAATTATAAATAATGATGTATTACTTTGTCCAAAATGTAATTCTTGGATTAAAGCAGATACTGGTTTTTATTATGATAAAAATTATGCAACTGAACGCTATCCTATCTGTAAGCAGTGTTTGATGCGTCAGGTTGAACAACGTAAAACAGATAGAGATGAACCTAATGAAACAAAAGAAAGTGTTCAAAGAGTTCTTATGATGATGGATAGAGTTTACGATGATACATTTTATGAAGAATGTGTAAAAGGTGCAAAAGATGAAATAAAAGAAAAAAATAGAAATTCTCCTTTTGCGACCTACATAACTGCTTTGCAAAGTCTTCCAAATTGGAAAGGAAAGACTTGGAAAGATTCCGATTTTGGTAATAGTGAAGAAAATGTTAATAATGAAGTAAATGAGAATTCTAGAATTGTTAAAGCTGGAAGAAAAAGATTTGGCAAAAACTATAATCCAGACGATTTGTATTGGTTAGAAAATGAATATTCGGATTGGATTGCTAGATATTCATGCGAATCAAAAGCACAAGAAAATCTTTTTAAAATATTATGTCAGCAAGAATTGGAAAGAGAAAATATTAGAAAAAATGGTGGTAATACCAAGGATATTGATAAATCAATTCAAGACACAATGAATTCTTTAGGTATTAAACCAAGTCAATCTAATGTTGAGGCATTAGCAGATAATGCTTGTTTCGGAATGCTTATAGATAAATGGGAACAATCAAAACCAATTCCTGAGCCTGAGGATGAATTTAAAGATCCTGACAAAATAGGATTTTTAATAGATGTATTTTTCAAAGGTCATTTATCAGCGATGATGGGACTTAAAAATGCATTTTCAAATACATATCATAATTTTATGAAAAAATATACAGTTGAAAAACCAGAAATAAATGAAGAAGAAGAAGAAGCATTATTTAATCAGATTTTTGGTGAGAAAGCAGAAGGTGATTAATATGGCTTCTGGTAAAACTATTAATGAAATTAAAGAAGAAAAATATGATTCTTTAATGAATACAGTTGCTTTTAGGGCTGGATATTATAGAAAAAACCCACATAGATTTGTTAAGGATTATTTAGGATTAAATATTCTTAAATGGTTTCAAAAAATATTATTGTGGGCAATGATGAATTATGATTACTTTATGTTTATCGCAGCAAGAGCACTTGGTAAATCATGGCTTACTGCATTATTTTGTATATGTAGGGCGATTCTATATCCAGGCAGTAAAATTATTGTAACATCAGGAACGCTTCAGCAGGCAAATGAAGTTTTATTAAAAATAAAAGATGACTTTATGCCGCAATCGGCAATGTTAAGAAACGAAATAAAAGATGTATATGTAAATCAAAATAAAGGTGAAATATATTTTAAAAGTGGTTCTTGGATAAAGACTAGAACGAGTACTGATAATGCACGTTCTGCAAGAGCAAATCTTATAATTGTAGATGAATTTAGAATGGTTGATAAAACAGTTCTTGATACTGTTATAAGAAAATTTTTAGGAAGCCCTAGACATCCAAATTATTTAAATTTAGATGAATACAAAAATAATGAAGAGTTATTTGAATCAAACAAAGAAATTTATATGTCATCAGCTTGGATGAAGGATCATTGGTCTTGGGAAAAGGCTCAAGCCTATACCTTAAATTTCTTCAATGACAAACGTAGATATTTTATTACTGGATTGCCATATATGCTTTCCATACGTGAAGGATTATTATTACGATCTCAGGTAGAAAATGAAATGTCTGAACAAGATTTTTCACAAACATTATGGGATATGGAAATGTGCTGTTTATGGTTCGGAGATAGTGAAGGAAGTTTCTTTAAACTTGATGATTTTAATAAACGTAGGGTTTTAGAAAAGACACTATATCCACTTGAGTTTTACAATTCTGATTATCCAATACCAGAACCATTAGAGGATAAAAGAATATTATCGTTGGATATTGCTCTTATGGCATCTAATAAAAAGAAAAAGAACGATGCTTCTGCTTTTTATTGGAATGATTTAGAACTTATAAATGAACTTTCATATAAAAGTAATTTTGTTTATGGTGAAACACACGAAGGATTAACTACAGATGAACTAGGTCTTATGACTATGAGATATTTTTATAAATATAAATGTACAGATCTTGTTATGGACTGTAATGGAGTTGGCCTTGGTGTTTATGACTATATAACAAAATCACATTACGATCCAGAAACTGGTGAAGAATATCCTGCTATGACTTGTATTAATGATGATGATATGGCAGAAAGATGCAAAGATCCAAATGCAAAAAAAGTTGTATGGTCTGTAAAGGCAAGTCAAAAGTTTAATACACAGATTTGTATTTTGCTAAGAGATGGAATTAGAAATGGTCGTGTTAATTTCTTAAAAAATGAGTTATTAGTAGATGAGTATTTAAAGAAAAATTATAAACCATATTCTAAATTATCTCCTACAGAACAAGCTAAAATTAAAATGGGTTACTTACAAACTACGCTTGCTGGATATGAATTAGTAAAACTTCAAACGATGTCTACTGGTACTGATATTAAAGTCAAAGAACAATCTGGAGCAAGAAAAGATAGATATTCTTCTCTCGCATATAATCAGTGGTGTGCAAATCAGTTAGAATTACAGTTAAAACCAAATTATACTGATACACAATCTTTGATTGATAAATTAGCAAATCATATTCGTCCAGCAAGATATCAATAAAATAATATTGTAAAACATAAATATAATTAAAAATAAAAGGAGGTGCGCAAAAGTGGCACGACCTAAAAAAAGCGCAACTAGCGCATCTAAAGAAACTGTAGCAAAGGTATCTGCTCCAGTAGGAAGACCGAATCATACTGTTGCTGCAATGAAAGAAGAATTCGCTCAAAATGAGCAATTATCGAAAATAAATTTTGATAAAGCTACACAGGCTTTAAGACAATACAAAGATCCTAATGTAAATACTTCTTATACATTGAACTCTTATGATAGAGAAACAATTAGAGGTTATTTACAGAATCCGGCAAGCAATGAAACAAATCTTAGAAATGTGGCGAAATATTTATACTATCGTTCACAAATTTTATATAGACTTGTTCATTGGTATGCAGGAATGTGGGATTTAAGATGCAGAAATGTAGAACCTACATTTGATTTGGAAAAAGGATTAGATAATAATGCATTAAAAAATTATAACGAGACACTTAAATGGCTAGATATTTATAATCTTCAAGAAAATTTACATGAAGTATTTGTAAATAATTATTTATATAATGTTTGTTATTTCTTGTGGTTTAAGGATGAAAGTGGCGCAATACCTTACATCTTAGAGCCAGATGAATGTAAAATAGTAGGAAGATATATTACTGGAGATTGGTCTTTTGCGATAGATATGTCGAAATGGAGAAGTAAAGCAAGGCAAAGTCTTATTGAATATATAGGAGAACCACTTACTTCTATGTATCGAGAATATCAAAGTACTGGAAACAAATATATTATTGTACCAGATGAATACGCTGGATGTTTTTTATTTGATCAAAGTAACATAAATATTGTTATACCGCCTTTTGCGCCATTATTCCAAGAATTAAGTTCGTTACTTGATACTGAAGATTTAGCAGCAGTTCAGGATAAACTTGATGTATTTAAACTTATTACGATGAGAATGGATACTCTTGGAAAATCAATTAATGATTGGAAAATTGATCCAGAACTTCTAGCACAATATTTTGAAATAATGGTTATGCAAGCATTACCACCATATGTTTCTGCTGCTTTAGTGCCTGGCGAAGCATTAGACGTTGTGGATTTTTCTTCTACTGCATCAGATGCACAAGTAGATAGAGTTTCTAATGCACAAAAAAATATTATGGCTACTTCAGGTGGTGGTGCAGTATTAAATTCTGCAATGATTAATAATACTGCGGCTTTTAATGCTTGGCTTAAATCTGAAACAGATTTTGCTATTTCCTCATTAATAGGGCAAGTAGATGGATTTGCAAATCGTATGCTTTCATATGATGTTAGTAATCCGTGTAAAGTAAAACATTTTGAAATATCAGAATATACAAAAGAAGATTTTAGAAAAGCATTTCTGGAATCGAATCAATATTCTTTTATGTCACGTTTGGCTTTAGGTACATTATATGGAATGTCAGAACGTGCCACTCTTGCTTCTATTCATTTTGAGCAAGAAGTCTTAGGACTGCAAAACATTATGATTTATCCATTACAGTCATCTTATACGCAATCAACAATAACTGATGGTACGGATCCTGTAAATGGTGGTAGACCTAAAATAGATGATAGTAAATTAACTGATTCTGGCGATAGGTCTAGAAATCAATAATTAATTAGGAATATAAGGAGAAAAATTAAAATGAAAAATGTAATTAAACCACATTATTTTACAGTTCAGCCAATTGTAAATAAAGAGGCAGTGATTAATATAGAAGATGGCTCTGTAGAAACTACTCTTCCAATTACAAATATATGTGAACATAATGGATATGAAGTTATGGATCATGTATTTTATATCAATTCAGAAAAAGAACTTCGTGAATATGAACTTCTTTATGAATTTGCTCAGATTACTTTAGAAATGGCTAGAGACTATTACCGTGAAGATTTTGAACTAAACGATATCTTTGTACGTTTTAGTGATACCAAGACGGACAAACCTGTTTTTGGACTTCATATTTGGAATGACGAAGATGGTGAAATTGATTTTACAACTATAGGTTTTTCTGATTCATATAATGAAAATGAAGATGAATGTGATGGAGATTGCGAACATTGCACGAAATTTGAAAACGAAGAAGATTATGAAGATGATATTCCTATGTATTTTTTCGGATTTGAGTGGTGAAAATTATGAATAAAATGAATTTTGTACGCACTTCTGATAAACAAACAAAAAAAGAATTAGAGAAATATTTAAATTTTGTTTCTTATGATGGAAAGTATTGGACATTTGTAAATGACCCTACTGTTAATTTTTCAAAAGGTGCGGATCAGTCAAAATTAACATATACAAATAAACTTTGTATATAAATAAAAGAAATGTTTTATTGGGTAGTCATTCGGCTACCCTTGATTATTTTTGGAGAGCCATACGCTCTCCTATTTTAATATAAGGAGATAAAAATATGGCTTATTGGATAGACCCGACAGCGAAATGTGTCGGTAATATGAAAGAATTTTATTGTGATGATGCTTCAGATATAGATACTATGCCAACTTCTTCAAAAGAAGGGACAGTTCAAGAAGGAAGTACTTCTGCTCATAAAAAATGCGCAAAAGGTTCTTCTACATATTGTATTGGCAATTCTACTGTTTATATTCTGAATTCATTAGATCAATGGAAAGTACAATAAATTTAGGAGGTGCAATGTAAAATGGATAAAAAATCATTGGCAGTTTCTAAAAAATTTACAGAAGATTCTTTGGATGGAATTGGAGCATTAAAAGGTGCTCCTTGTGAAATATTATCTATTGAGAATAATGATGATGGAACACATACTATTACATATCAATGGACATCTAATAGTGGAAAAGTTTTGCAAGATACAATGACGGTTAAAGACGGTGCTAGTGCATATGCTCTTGCAGTAGCATCTGGATATGAAGGTACTTTGGAAGAGTGGCTATTATCATTGAAGGGCGACAAAGGAGATAATGGTAACAAAGGTGATAAAGGTGAAAAAGGTGATAAAGGTAACAAGGGTGATAATGGATATGGAATTCCCTCTGGTGGCTTAACTGGTCAAGTTATCACTAAAAAAAGTGGAACTGATTATGATTTTGAATGGGAAACTTTAGGAGATGCGTCACAAAAGTTTGTAACTACATATGTAAGTCCAGATGACGATGATATCCCTACATCTGCTGCCGTTTATCGTGCAATGTCAGCAATGTTAACTGGCGTATTTCATCCAGCAGGCGAAAAGACAGTTGCACAGTTAACAAGTGCATTATTAATTGAGGAACATATTGGTTATTGTTATTTGATTACTGATTCTGGCGTAACCAATAATAACTGGTTTGGCGGTGCTGGACAGACAATTGAAGCAGGAAATATGGCAGTTGTTAATAGAGCAAGCGACGGTTCTTTCAAGTTTCAGTTGCAGAAAGGTATCAATATTGATACATCAACATTCCAAGAGAGAACATTAAGTACTCCTATTGTTGTTGATGGTGCAAATAAAACAACTGTAGAAGATGCATTGTCTAGTATTAATACTTTGGCTAAAAGTAATAAAACTGCTCTTGCAAGCAAAGTAAGCACATCGTTAACCAATGGTCTTTTAAAAAATGATGGAACAGTTGATACAAATACATATTTAACTGAACATCAAGATATATCTGGTAAACAAAATAAAGTTCTTGATACGCCTATTATGGTCGAAGATGTAGAACAAACGACTGTGGAAGGTGCATTAAGTGCTATTAATAATAAAACTTATAACAGTTTCCCACAAGGCGGTGATACAGGCCAAGTCCTCGCCAAAAAGAGTAATGATGATTATGATGTAGAATGGGTTAATCAATCTGGAGGCGGTGGAGGCGGCGGCACTAGCGATTTCGATGAACTCACAAATCGCCCTACCGAATCTGAAGTTATTGATATGTCAGATTTGAATTTAACATTGCCAAGTAAGATTTTAGATTATCCTATTTTGTTTGACGAAACTGGTGCTGAATATCAGATAGGTTGGTATAAGAGGGCTAGTGACGGTAAGGTTAAGCCTGTTTATGCAAAAACTTATTTATCTCCATCTGTATCTAAAGGAACAACAATTTTAGAGAATAACTTTATAGGAGCATATGATGTTGATGATATAATAGATATAAATGCTGTTTTGAAGGCAGCATCTACGGGTGAAACAACTCCTATAGTGCCAACCCATAAAGTTGGTATACAGATGAATACTTCAAATTTAATTTGTGAGATACCGACTACATCAACAACCTGGAGAGTACATGTTACAATTAAATACACCAAAACAACAGATGAATGGGAGGAGGTATAAAGATGAGTCAAGTTACAAGCGAAAGTATATTAACAACAAAAGCAATAGTTGAACAGGCTATTAAGGACTATCATAAGCAAATCCTTCCTTATTTAAATGGTGAGTTTCCTACAGCAGTTGCTGAAAGATTCGCTGAAGGAAATATATATACTACTGATGAAAAAATTATAGGTCAGTGGATAGACGGTAAGCCGTTGTATCAATGTGTATTACCTCCAAATTCTCATGTTCCAGTTTTAACAGATGTTGATAGTAGAGTTATACAAAGTGCTCAACAGCAAGCGGCTTATGCTGGCTGGAAAGTATTTGATGGCAATCCTACTACTTTTTGGGATCCTGGAAAAAATACAGGTCGTGTAGGATGGGATTTTCAGTCTGCTGTACCGGTATTAAAAATTAAATTTGGAATGTTTAGACCCGGTACATATCCAATTACAACGTTTGATTTATGCTATTCTGATGATGCGACTAACTGGACTGTTGTTCATTCATATGTAATGGGTACAGATTATGAAGATACAAGTAAAATTAATGAATTTACTGTGCAAGAAGATGTAGGAGACCATAGATATTGGAGCCTATATGTAACATGTGCAAAAGGTTGGGCCGAAGTACATACTGTTGATTTTATTTGTGTTGAAATGCCGAGTGATGCTGAACTAATTATAACTAAAGATTTGGCTAATGGAAATATTATAAGCCAGTACACAAAAGTAGGTGATGATCCAGTTAGTTTTGGAACAGACACATATTACAGCACAACAGAAAAAATTATTGGCACTTGGATTGATGGTACACCAATATATCAGATTGTTAGAGATACTCCATTTTCGGATGTATCGTTGATTCCTACTATGTCGTCCAACACATCGGATGTATGTGAAGTGTCTTCTATTGGAGATTATCAAAGTAATTATAGTTATAAGGCGTTTGATAATGATGATGCAACTTATTGGTCAAGTACCACAAACAATTATGGATATTTGAATGTTCATTTCTTTACTGCCCAGACCGTTGCAAAGATTGGTTTAAAACCAAGAAAACTAAGTGCATATGCATCTGTGAAAGATTTTGAAATTTGGGGAAGCAATGATAACTTTGTAACACACGATGTACTGCTTTCTGCTACATGCCAGAATAGTTCAGACACTCAGAATTTTGATTTAACTACAATGGGAAGATATAGTTATTACAGATTGAATGTTTTAAATTGTTGGACAACAGATGCCATGTCTGCTTCAGTAGTTCAATTAAATTTAATTGGCAAAGGTCAAAGTGATATTACAATACTTGACACTAGAATTTTAAATGGCAAGTACGTTTATCAATATATCAAAACAACAGATTAAGAGGATGAAAAGGATTGTAATGTTAGAAGAAAGGAGTAAAAGACATCATGTGGGAACAAATAGGTAGAATGCTAACATCTCCTAATGCTACAATTATCCTTACATTCTGTATGTTTGTAGTTATTGTCGGTTGGATTTTAGCAAAATCTGGCTTATTAAATGTTCATACAGAAAGTGTAACAATTGGCGCTGCAAATGCTGAACGTGAAATTATTCGTCAGCAAGTAGAGTTTGCAAGATTACATTTTGAAGCACTTGAAGCACAATTAGATTTTAAAGATGATGATTATGATGAATGGCGTGGAAAATATGTTGCAGAAAGACTTTATGATGAAGTTGTTGATTGGATTACATTTAATCATTTAAATATGTCTTCGGCATATATCGAAGTTAAACAAGAAAAGATAATAGTTCTTTTGCATAGTTTAACTGATAGAGATGAATTAAGAACACCTGAGTTTGAACAATTTTTAAGAGATGATACAAGAGAAACTATTGAAAAACTCATACAGATTAGGAATGTATATAAAAAGTAATTTTTGATAAAGATAAAAAGGAAACGGTGAATATTATGAGTAATAAAATTTACGACACACTTAAATATATCACACAGATTATAATTCCGGCAGTTGCTACACTTTATTTTGCACTTGCTGGCATTTGGGGTTTCCCATATGGAGAACAAATTGTAGGTACTCTTACTGCTATTGATACATTTTTAGGAGTATGTCTTGGTATCAGTACTGCAAAATATAATAAAAGTACCGAAGATAATGAGTAATTATATTTTGTCAAAAAATTAAAAAATTGACGAAATTCTAAAAAATAGAAGGAGAAAGTCAAAATGGCAATTAAGAAATTACTTTCTCTGGCTGATCTTTATAATTTTTATGCAACACAGAATAAGAACGTTAAATTCAGTTCTAATGAATCGAATTCTAAAATTGTAGTACATATAGATGAACCTTTTAAATTTGAAAAAGAAAATGATACATCTTTAACTATGCAGACACACTTACGTTTCTGTCATACAAAAGATAATGTTAATAAGAGTTTTATTTCAAAATCATCTATGGAAGATGCTATCCCGTCTGCATATAATATGCCGATTTTAGGATATATTTATAAAAATGACAAAGATGAATATGTCTTTGCTGGACATGAATTTTATGAAGATGAAAATGGAGATACTGTTTATGAAGAAGTACCTGTAGGTGTAATCCCTGAGAGTGCAGACTTAAAACTTGTATATGATAAGAAAGAAGATAAAGATTACCTAGAAGGCAATGGATTAATTTGGAAAACATATTCTAAGGCTTCTGACATTCTTGAAAGAGAAGAAAATTTAAGTGTTAGTGTTGAATTAGACGTAGAAGAATTGTCTTATGATGCTAAGACTAAAATGTTACAAATTGAGAAATTCAAGTTCTCAGGAGTAACTATCTTAGGAGAAAATCGTTATACAGGTGAAGAAATCAAACCAGGAATGCGTGGTGCTGAAATTTCTATTACAGACTTCTCCGCAGAGAATAATTCTGTATTTACAGAGGAACTAATTAATGAGATTAAAAAATTTAATACAAACTTCGAATCTCTTAATTTAAATAATAAACAAGGAGGACAAGATATGAATTTGTTCGAAGAACTTCTTGCTAAGTATGGTGTTACTGAAGCTGATGTTAAATTCGACTATTCAGAAATGTCCGATGATGAACTGAAACAGGCATTTGCTGAAGCATTTGAAGAAGCAGATCCTGAAGAAGAGCCAAAAGGAGATGAAGGTGATGAACCTACAGAACCTGAAGGTGATGAGGGTGCTGACGATGAAGGTGCTGACGAAGGTTCTGAACCGGATGATACTGATGGCGAAGGCAAAGATGATGATGATAATACTGACGAAGGCAATGATGACGGAGACAAGTATTCTCTTACGCTTCCGAATGGCGATGTAAAGACATTTAGTCTCTCACTGTCTGATGTACAAGATGCTTTATGTACTCTTGTGAATGATACATATGCAGAACTTGATAATGATTATTATTTGGTAGACGTATATGCAGATGATTCAAAAGTTGTAATGGTATCTTGGTATAGTGGCAAGGCATATCGTCAGTCATATAAGCGCAAGAAAGATAATTTTACTCTTGAAGGAGAAAGAGTTGCTGTTACTAGACAGTGGCTTTCTGAAGATGAACAGAAAATGCTTGATGATATGAAGGCTAATTACTCTTCTATCGAAGAAAAGTTAAGCAAATATGAATGTGAGCCAGAGAAGATTAATATTATTAATTCTGAGGATTATGCAGGAATTAAGGCTACTGAAGAGTATGCAGAGATTTCTAAACGTGAGAATTATTTTGATTTATCAAAAGAAGAGCTTACAAAGAAACTCGATGAAATTACTCTTTCATATGCAAAGAAGAATGCATTAAAATTCTCTGAAAAAGATGATGTTAAACCTACAAAGAAGAAAATTGGCGTTGTTCCAGTTATGACTTCTAGCAAGGTTAGCAATTATGGTTCATTATTAAAAGATATTTAAAACGTAACTAAGACGTAGATAAATACGTCTTGTTTTTATGTAAAATTTTTAATTTATTTAGGAGGATAAAAAACATGATGACAGTTGATTTTTCTGTTGGTAAACATGCTACCGCTTATCCTAATAATGTCCTCGCTCAGAAGGGCGGCAAGCACATTTATAGTGTTGTAGCCGACAAGGATATGGATAACGGTGAAATTTTAGCAGTAAATAAGATGACTGCTTTGGATACTTTTTCTGCAAAAGAGTCTACAGATTTTGCTGGTGAGATTGTAATGCAGATGCCTAATGGCAATTATTTAATTCTTGTAACTAATCCAGGAGATGCTTGCTTGGTATATACAAAGCCTCTTGGTGCTTATGAAACACCTGCTGTATTAAAGAATGAAAATGCATTTTATAATAAGCAGGGTGATATTGTTCGTGCTTACGAATTGGCTAAAGGTGACAGATTTGAAGTTTCCGCTGAAGGATTCACAACTACACCTTCCGCTGCTTCTATTGGTAAGGCAGTATCTGTTTCTGCTGTAACTGCAACAAAACGTAAATTAGTAATTGCTTCATAATTAGGAAAGGAGAATATGTAGAGATGATTACTTTTAGTACACAGAATCTTAATAACGTATTCGCTGAAGAAGGCAAATACGAGAATTTTAAAAAGCTCTGCTTCAACCTTATTCGTGGCAATGATATTTACGAATATGATGATAATGGTGTAGAGCATAAGGTTAGCCGTTCTGAGGCTAACAAGGCAATCCGTAAGGTGTTTATGGATGTATGTGGACTTTCTGAAGATGATTTGAAGTCTGCAAAGAAGAGACGTAGAGCTGAACAGGCTCATCAGCGTGAAATCTTCGAAATTATTGAAGAGGAACTCGATTTTAAGATTAATGAAGGATTCGCTGAATCTGAGTGGTTCAACGCTTTTGTTGATGATCGTAACTTAGCACTTGGAGATGCTCAGGAGTTTACTACTGAGTCAAATACTTTATTTATTGTTGGTGACTACTCTGGAGATAACCATGATATTACTATGCAACAGTTACCTGTTGGTCAGAGTGAAATCGTTAAGACTTCTCCTAAGACCGTAAAGATTGGTAAGGACATTGACTTGATTATCTTAGGTCGTGTTGACTTTACTAAGTGGGTAGATAAGATTGCAGAGTCTTATGTACAGTATGTACAGAAGATGACATATGACATGATTGATACTGCTGCTGGTAAGTTGCCTGCATTGTTCAAGGGATCTGGTACTCTTGCTGCTGGAACTAAGGATGACTTTGACGAACTTATTGAGAACGTTGAAGCATACAATGGTGGTGCAGTTGTAATTATGGGTACTAAGACTGCTTTGAAGAAGATTACTGCTCTTGCAGATGTAGATTGGGCTTCTGCTGACCAGAAGAAGTCTGTTGCTGATACTGGTAGACTTGGTTCTTATGAAGGAACTACTCTTGTAGAAATTCCTCAGAAAATTAAGATTGGTTCTATAACTGGTGAGAAGTTATTTTCTAATAACGTACTGTTGATCATGCCTGTTACTGAAGATAAGTTTATTAAGTTTGTTGACGAAGGTGAAACTGAAATCTTCGAAGTAACTGAGAAGGCTCAGCTTGTTGATGACTTTGAGACTTATGAAGTATCTAGACGTATGGGTGCTGCTGTGGCACTTGGACAGTACTTCGGACAGTGGAAATTCCAGGCTTAATTAATGTAAAATTATAAAGTAAGGATTGGGTGGTTTGGTTATTCCATTCTACCCGATTCTTATATGGATTAAAAGGAGAAAATAATAAAATGGCAAGACAAATGAAAAAGGCTACTGCAAAGGCTGAAACCGTCAAGGTAGAAAAGCCTATTAAAGATATTGAAACCAAAGAAACAAAGGTTGAAACCAAAGTTTCTGAAGCTGAAACCAAAGTTGAAACCAAACCAAAGAAGAAAGAATTTAAGAATGATGATATGATTCCTTGTCTTTCTATTATGGAAGGTAAACTCGTACTTGTAGGAGCAAGAACTGGAGATGTATATAGATGGTTAAACATTGGAGATGTTGTAGAAGTTGCTTACAATGATTTAATTGCCGATGTACGTAGCCATGGCTCTCATACGTGTGCACCTTGGTTCATTATTCAGGATGAAGATTTCTTAGCACAGCATCCAGAGATTGATGATTTATATGCTGGTTTATATACTGTAGAAGATATTGAAAAGGTTCTTTCTATGCCTGCAAATCAGATGAAAGAATATATTGAAAAGATGCCTCTTGGTGCTCAGGATTCATTAAAGAATATTGCAATCGCTCGTATCGAAAGTGGAGACTTTGATTCTATTCAGCGTATTAAGGTGTTAGACGAATTCTTTGGTACAAATCTTTTGATTGCATTGACACAATAATTAGGAGGGTAGATTATGTCCTCTATATCTTTTAGTGAAATATATTCTAGTTTTTTCACAAAAATTGAAGGATATGATCTTTTCGATCCTAATCTTTCAGAAGAAACACGGAATGAGTTTTTGTGTAGTTATTTACATTCCGCACTTTCAGATAGATATGTTTCACAATTATTTTCATCTATTACTGTGATAGATCCTGAAGTTATAACAGACGAAGAAGGAAGTTATGTCGTTGATGGAAATATTGATTACACTCTCAAATATGTAAATGATGATTTTTCTGACGAACATTTTGTGATTGAAATGTTAGCCTACGGAATGGCTCTGGCTTGGGTAACTCCAAAAGTCAATAGTTTGGTCAATACACAAATGTTAGTGTCGGACGCACAAACGAAGTGGTACAGTCAGGCCAATCATATTACTGCTCTCAAAACTATGAGAGACGATTTAGAAAGTAAACGAAATAATATGATTGCTATGAGAGGATTTGTCAATAATTCTTATCTTGATGGAGCTTCTGCTGCTTCTACATTAAGGAGTACATCATAATGATTGAACATAAATATGGTGAATTTACCGAAGCACAGTTAGATGAATATAAGAAAAAACTACATGATAAAATGTTTTGGCTCTTATTATATAAAGACCCAAAGACTAAAGATAAATATCCAGAAATGGATGATGAAAACTTTAAAAAGTATTTTGAATTTCTTATGAAAGAAATTGCTGGTCTAAATGAATTACTCTTTTGTCCTAAAGAAATTGTGGAGATTTTGAGTATTTTAATGGCTGCTTGGTTAGAAACTTTAAAGGAAGAATTCGATTATCAGAGTTATCGAAAGTTAGTTTTAGATGCTCACCACCTAGTTGATAAAATTAAGGAGGTGTAAGTCTATGATTACTTTGGATATGTATAACGGATATCTGAATAATAAAGGTAAAAACCTTTCTGAAGTTCGAAAGAAAGATTCTGCAATGGTAGTTAACGCTACTTTTACAGGAGATACTGGTTATAAAAAGGTTTATTTGTTAGACCCAGATCAAGGTTGGATTTGGACTGATGCTAAATATGCCCAACATGCAAAACAATCTATCAGTTCAGATGATGTTGATTATTATTTGCAATTTAGACCATTTGAACATCATCCAGTAGGTACTTATGTATTTATACCAAATGATACTAGCCCTAAAATTGGTTTTGCCGAAGAGTCACCTATCAATCCGTTTAAGGATGCCAATTTTGAAGATATTTTTAAGAATGGTAAATTATGGATGATTGTTGATAGGGATAATGGCAATGAGTTTGTTAGATATATGGTAATTAGTTGTAATCAATTATTTAAATGGATATCTAATTATAAAGGCAAAAAGAGAGTATTTAATGTATATGGTATGTCTAGAATTATTTCCAGCTACACTGCCGGAACGTGGGAGGCAGATTATATGCGTACTCTTGATACCATTTGTTCTTTATGGATTCCAGATACGAATTACTTATTTAATTCTAAAATAGCTGATTATGAACTTGATGATACACGTTATGTTGTGCATGATTTAAGATTAATGATTACAACTAATGAATTAGACCCGAAATGTTGGAGAGTATCTAAGGTAAATGAATTACAACCTCGTGGTGTATTAAAAATTACTGCAAAAGAAGACGAATTTGATGAAAAGAAAGACAATGTTGATTTAATGCTTTGCAATTATTATGATGAAGATGGTGATGTAATTACCGATCCTATCATTCCAGAAGAACCAGATGTTGAGAAAACAAGTACGATTTATTCTGCTAGTCTTAATGAAAACGATGAACTTGTTAAAAATGACGTGCTTTCTCAATCTTTGATTATTGGTGCTACTTCTTATTATATTGCAGAATTTTCTGACAATAAAGTATCTAACGCTGAATGGCGTGTATCATATGTGGATATTAACGAAGCAGATAAGGAGTTGTCTCAGGAACGTAAAGATTATTATTGTGGTTTAATTAAGATATCTGATTTTGGAGATAGTGTAGGAGATGAAATTACAATCTCAAGTATATCAATTCGTCCAAACAAAGTAAAACAATTAATTGGTAAGAAATTTTTATTAACAGTACAAAACCATGATGGCGAATATAAAAGTTCAATTGAATTGGAGGTGGGTAATTAATTATGAAAATCGAAAGATTTAAACCAGAACTCCAATATGACAAAAGTTGGATTGAACAAAAAAAACAATATTATATAAACGTAGAAGGATATGACGAGCAAGATGCTTTAGACCAAGCTACTGCTGATTATGAAGAAATCAAAAAGGTTGATTGGACTAGAGATTTTGAAGGCTACGATGATAGCGGTAAAGTCGTATGCAACTACGATGATGTTATATATAAAAAATTAAAATTAAAAAAACTCTTTGAAGAAGATCCTGATTTATTGGATATGCTTGGAATGCCTGAAAAGGTAAAACCTTTAGAAAATATGTCAGAAGAAGAAAGACAAGAAATTGCTGACCATAATGCAAGAATTAGCGAACCAGAAATTATTCCTTGGTTAAAACTTAATGGCGTTGTTAAAACAGTTAGTAATAAAGTTCTTTTTGATATTTATACTGAAAGAGCAGACTATGATGACCCTGCTTTTTCTCGTCAATATTTAATTGTTATGTGTCTTGTTGATGAAACTGCAATGGATACCGATTTTGGTATACCAAGAGTTGACCTCGTGGCTTATATAGTGAAGGATTTGATTAATAGAACTGATTATTTAGGAATGAATGCAGTTTTATATTCAGACGAACCAAAAATTATTGATAATAGTTTTTATTGTCGTGAACTTAGATTTGTAATCAAGCAACCTAACTATGCTAATAGTCATGCAGGATTAGGTAATCGCTATGATCACTTCAGATAGTTTTGAAGAAAAATTAGATCAAGGTTACTTATATTTTAATGACAAGTTTCAGATAACAGACAAGATAACGGTGTTCAAGCCTTCTGTATTGGATATATTTAATTATAAACAAGGTGAACCAAATGGCGGTGAAGAAGGATTTTATTTTATGCTCTATATCTTTGTAGGTAATACTACTTACTTTAAAATTGCTTTATGGGATAATGGAATTGACTGGAATAAAATCACAGATTTTGAAATGTTTGCAAGTATGGTTACAGGTTTAAAACCTGATGATACTAGAATTATATTTGGTGATTTGGATTTTAGTAAATTAAAGCCATATTCTATAAAAAAGAATGAAGTAAATGAAGAAACTGGAGAAATTGAAGAAAAAGAGAGTTTTGTATTATATGATGCCGAAAATGACATCGAAATAAATGAATTAACATATTTTCGAATGAGAAATTATTTGAGATATATGTTTGGGATATTCCCAAAAGTTGAAACAGGAATAAAAGGCAAAAGAATGAAAGAAGAAATTATTCGGTATGACCGAATGAAAGCAAAAAAAGAATCTGAAAATTCGTCAGGTGCTTTTTTGTTTCCACTTGTTTCATCTTGTCTTAACCATCCTGGTTTTAAATATAAAAAGAATGAACTGAATGAAGTTGGTATTGTTGAATTTATGGATAGTGTTCAGAGAATACAGATTTATGAGCAGACTACTGCTACTCTAAAAGGTATGATGAGTGGTTTTGTAGATGGTTCGAAGATTAAACCTGAACAATACAACTTTATGAAGGAAATTGTTATGAAACCAAAGGATTTGAAAGAAGAAATTAAAGAGGTCGCTGGCGGTTCTCTTAATACTAATTCTGAAAAATCTGAAAAATAATAAATAATATGAAAGGAAATAAAAGTTATGTTTAAAGTAGATAACTATGTTATTGACCGTGTTCTTCGTGCTTATCTTTTAAATGATAAGGAAGAAATCATTGGTTATCTTGATCAGTTGACTGATGTATCTATTGATATGAACGCTGAAACAAGAGATATTACTGATGCTCGTGGAGTATTGATTAAAAGATTTTATGAGAGCAAGACAGCAGAACTTTCTGCAACAAATGCTTTGTTTAACTTTAATGTAGCTGGTTTAGCACTTGGTTCTACTGCTACTGTAGCAGACCCTGATGCAGCAACTCCTGTTACATTTACTATGAGAAAGTCTATTGAGTTGTTAGCTGGTAAAACTGCTACAATTGAAAATCTTGTTGCTGGTTCTTTAAAGGTTTATGGTTTAACAAACTCTGGATCTATTACAAAAGAATATGAAGCAGATACAACTGCTGATGCAACACATTATTCTATTACTACTGGTGGAGTTTTAACACCTCCTACTGCTCCTGATGAAACAAAGTACTTTGTATATTACACAAAGACTATTACAGAAGGTATGCAGTTTGTTAATAAGGCAGACGAATTCCCTAGAACAGTTCGTATTATTATCGAGTGCATTGGATATGATACATGCCGTACTAATGCAGATGAACCGCTTGTAATGGTAATTGAAGGTGGAAACTTCCAGATTTCTCCTGAGACTTCTATTGCAATTGGTGGTGAAGATCAGCAGATCAACTTCTCTGGTGCGTTTGGATCAGATTATTGTTCAGCGGACAAAAGTCTCTTCACGATCTCAATCGAATCTGATGAAGAAGATTAGTCAGAGTAATATTATAATCTTGACAAACTGATTTGAGATGATATTATATTAATATAGATAGGGATATACCGATCATATATTCTGATAAGAGTGGGTAATGTTCTCCCATCGCCCACTCTTCTATATTTTATTTAAGATGGGATAATATTATAATATAAGGAGAATTATATTATGGGAAATAAATATATTATTGATAAAACATTTGAAGAATGGTGTTTAGAAAATAAACACGAAGATATTTTAAATATATGGGATTATGATTTAAATGATAAAACACCAAATGAAATAGGATTTACTTCAAATAGAAAATATTATTTTAAATGTAATAAAGGACATAATTCATATTTAATATCAATGCCAACATTAACACGGAATCTTGTTAATCCAATGGCAAATAATTTATGTCCATATTGTAATTCTGTAGCACAAGAAGGAATTAATAGCTACGGAGAAGATTTTATAGATAAATATTGGTCAGATAAAAATATTTTTAATCCATGGTTAGTGCAAAAAAATTCTCATAAAAAGATTTGGTTAAAATGTGTTAATGATAATACTCATCCCGATCACGAAGTTTTTGCATCTTCTGTGAGATTAACTGCTGGATGTCCGTATTGTACTGGAAAGAAAGTATGTAAAACTAACTCTTTAGGATATAATTTTCCACAAGTTTTAGATGTTTGGTCTGACAAGAATGATAAAACACCTTATGAAGTTTATAAAAATGGTAAAAAGAAATATTGGTGGAAATGTCAAAATGGTATTCATAAAGATTATCAAAGAAATGTAGATGGTTCTATTTTGGCAAATTTTGGATGTTTAGAATGTTCAAGAATAGAGCAAGGAAAACTTCGTAGAGAAGATTTAACAGGACAGAAATTTAATCTTTTAACTGTAATTGAATGTGACGAAAAACGTACTGCGAAAGGTAAAGGTACATATTGGTTTTGTGATTGTGAATGTGGAACAAAACATAAAAGTATATTAGCGACACATTTAAAATCAGGCAAGACTCAATCTTGTGGTTGTTTGTGGTTGGATGAAGAAAAACATAGTACTCATATTTATGATAATGATCCACAAAATAATTCAAAATTACATAAAGCAAGACGTTCAAAAGAATATCTTAATTGGCGTAATAGTGTTGTAACAAGAGATAATTATACTTGTCAATGTTGTGGTGCTTATGGTGGAAGATTAAATGCACATCATATTATTAATTTTGAATTAAACAAAGAATCTAATTATGATATTAATAATGGTATTACATTGTGTGTAAGGTGTCATGGAATACCAATTAAAGATTCATTCCATAACAAATATGGCACAATTAATAATACGCCAGAACAGTTAGAAGAATTTATAAATTGGAAAAGAAAACAATTAGGTATAGATATACCATTTTCTTTAGAAGAATA